ACGCGGCCCACTCCGCTGTTCTTTGGGGGGCTGTTGATTTTGATGGTTGTTTGTGGATATATAGAGAGTTGTACGTTAACCGTCTGACTGCTGATCTGTTAGGTCAGAGGATTATGGAAGTAGAAGAGAACGATGGTAGAATACAGGATGCATTACTAGATAGTTCATGTTGGGCTAAACGAGGTGATGTAGGACCATCGATAGCAGAAACACTAAATAGGGAAGGATGTAGATTCAGACCATCAGATAGATCACCAGGATCTAGAGTTGCAGGTAAGATTGAATTACATAAACGTCTGATGGTTGATGAAGAAACAGGAGAGCCAAGTATAAAAATACTGAGTAGTTGCAGAAATCTCATAAGTCAGTTAGCTGCATTACCAGTAGACTCGCGCAATCCTGAAGACGTTGATACCAAAGCTGAAGATCACTTGTATGATGCACTAAGGTATATGATAATGTCTAGACCTACAAATGTAAGAGTAGCATACGAGAATACACCAAAGAGAAGGTATCAACCGTCAGATTCAGTATTTGGATATTGAAAATGACTTTTGTATATATACTAATAGTTTTAGCATTAATGCTTGCTGCTGGAACTTTAATATGGGCAGCTTACTCAAAGGACTGATATGAAAAAGCCACGTAATTATCGTAGAGAATATATCAGAACCCAAGGAACTAAGAAGGGCAAACTAGATAGAGCTGCAAGAAATAAAGCTAGAAAAATGTTGAATCCTCCAAAGGGTATGGAAGTTCATCACAAAAATGGAAACCCTAGAGACAACAGAAGAAAAAATCTAGCAGTTGTGTCTAAAAAATTAAATAGAACCTTGCAGCCGAAAAGGAAAAAATATGGTAGACAAAAATGAGTTAAGCGCATTAGAAGAAAAAACTGAAGATGAACGCTCTTACGATAGTCTAGTAAGTTATGTCGAAGCTCGATACGAAAGAGCTAAGACACGTAGATACTCTGATGAAGAACGATGGGTACAGGCATATAAAAACTATCGTGGCATATATGGTCCTGACGTACAGTTTACCGAAACAGAAAAGTCTCGCGTATTTATTAAAGTAACGAAGACAAAAGTTCTTGCTGCATATGGTCAGCTAGTAGATGTGCTGTTTAGTCAGAATAGATTTCCTATTGGTGTAGAGCCAACTGCATTACCTGATGGTGTAGTCGATAGTGTTCATGTAGATCCTAAAGAACAAGAACAAGAAAAAGCTTTAGAACAAATTAAAGATATATATGGTAGTCCTGGAGATGGTAATGATTTACAACCTGGCGATACTACAGATACATTAACAGAAAGATTAGGTCCACAGAAAGAAGAACTAGAAGATTTAGAAGGACTCAAAGAAGGGCCAGGTCAAACACAAACTGCTGTTACTTTCCATCCTGCTATGGTTGCAGCTAAGAAGATGGAAAAGAAGATTAAGGATCAGCTAGAAGAGTCATCAGCTACTAAGCATCTTAGACACTCTGTATTTGAGTGTGTGTTATTTGGTACTGCTGTTATGAAAGGACCGTTTGCATTAGACAAAGAGTATGCAAATTGGGATGACAAAGGTGATTATGATCCTATAGTAAAAACTATACCTAGAGTAGAATATGTATCGGTATGGGATTTTTATCCTGATCCTGATGCATATAATATGGAAGATGCTACGTACACTGTAGAACGTCATAGACTAACTAGACCACAACTTAGAGCATTAAAGAAGCGTCCTTTCTTCAGGTCTAAAGCTATTGATGATGCTATTAAGATGGGTGAGAACTACAATCAAGAGTGGTGGGAAGAAAGCCTAAATGACAATGAAGTATCCTCTGACTTTGGTGGAGAGGGTTATGCATCTAACAATGGTGACGTAGAACGATATGAGGTACTAGAGTTTTGGGGTACGATAGATAAAGATATTGCTACAATACAAAACCTAGAGATACCTGAGAAGTTTCTAAAAGATGATGAGATACAAGTAAATGCTTGGGTATGTAATGGAGAAATATTACGATTTGTAATTAATCCATTTACACCGAAGCGTATTCCATATGTAGCTAGTCCATACGAACTTAACCCATACAGTTTCTTTGGTGTAGGTCTAGCAGAGAACATGGACGATACTCAAACATTAATGAATGGTTTTATGAGATTAGCGGTTGACAATGCTGTATTATCTGGTAATCTATTGATTGAGGTTGATGAGACAAACCTAGCACCGGGTCAGGATCTTACAGTATATCCCGGTAAGATCTTTAGAAGACAAGGTGGTGCGCCGGGTCAAGCTATATTTGGTACTAAGTTTCCAAACGTGTCAAGTGAAAATATGATGTTGTTTGACAAAGCTAGAGTATTGTCTGATGAGTCATCAGGATTACCATCATACTCATACGGACAGACAGGAGTTATGGGTACAGGTAGAACTGCATCAGGTATATCTATGTTAATGGGTGCAGCCAGTAATGCAATACGTACCGTGATTAAGAACATGGATGACTATATGCTACGTCCTATGGGTGAAGCATTATTTGCATTCAATATGCAGTTTGACTTTGATCCAGAGATAAAAGGTGATCTAGAGATTAGAGCTAGAGGTACAGAAAGCTTTATGAAGAACGAAGTCAGGTCACAACGTCTTATTAGTTTCCTACAGATTGCAAGCAGTCCTGTCTTAGCACCATTTGCTAAGTTCCCATACATTATGCGCGAGATAGCATCTACTATGGATCTGGATGTAGAAAAGGTTACAAACAGTCCTGAAGAAGCATTTAGACAGGCTTTACTACTACAACAGATGCAACAGCAGATGGTAGAACAAAATCAACAAACACCACAACAGATGGACCCAACAGGAGCAGGAGGTGGTAACATAGGAACTGGACAAGCACCTGCACCAGGAGAACAAGGTTTTGCTACAGGTGGTGGTCAAAATACAGGAACACAACAGCAACAGCAACAGGCTCAAGGTGGTCAAGGACAACAACTACCACCAGAACTAATGGCTATGTTGCAACAACAGGCAGGTGGTAATGCTTGATCAGAAGACAGCAAAAGATTTAATACCGTTAGTAAATCAACCAGACTTTGATGAACTATTATTAATATACCTGAATACAAAGAAAGAAGACGCTTATCGTATCCTAGAACAAAGTGATGATGATATAGAAATATACAGAGCGCAAGGACAACTTCACATACTTAAACGTATGGAGAGTATGCGACTAGAGATACAGACAACTGCTAAAGGTAGCTAAAAATTTTGTTTTAGTTCCTCTGTTGTTTGTGTTTTTTACAATTGGAGAAATTAGTATGGCTTCAGAAAAAGAAGATCAAGTAATACAAAATATATTAGCTATGATTGCTAAAGCAGAGGGAACAACTAAAAGAGGAGGTAATCCCTATGATGCAATAGTAGGTTTTGGAATATTTCTTAAACCTGGTCAACCTGATCCTGTAAGAGGTACACCTACAGCAAATAAACCTGTAAGTAAAATGACCTTTAAAGAAGTTAAAGAATTTGGTAGAGCATTAGTTAACGCTACTAAAGGAAAAAATAAAGATGACAAGTATAAAATAGGTAATGATGCAAGTGGTTCATCAGCAGTTGGTAAGTATCAAATGCTATCTAATTATTTTAATACAGATGGAGATGGAGTTGTAGGAAACTTACAAAAGAAATTACGTGCTAGAGGAGTAAAAGGCTTTAAAGATACAGACATATTTAATGAAAGAGCGCAAGATTTATTAGCAATTGAGTTATTAAAAGAAAAGGATAACAAGTTAGATGGTCAAAAAATATTAACAAATTATATTAATAATCCAAATAAACAAACAATTGCCAAACTTATGGAAAAGATAGCTTCAAAATGGCAAGGTGTGCCAACAGCTAAACCAGGTAGAAAAAACTTTCAGAAACGTGAAATAAATTATGCTCAAGCTTTAGACATGATTAGATTACCAGAAAGTCAGTATGAATTTGCTGGTGCTGATGAAAGAGGATTAGCAACAACCAAGAATGAACCACCTTTTAGAGATATGGATGATACAGAAAGAATGCTTGCTGATGAAGAAAACCAAAGATCATTATTGGTATCACCACCTCAAACAAGTATGAGAAATGTAGGATCAAAAGAAGAAGAGGAACGAGAAAATAGAATAGCTAGAAATCAAATGGAGCGAGGTCTAGAAACAGCTTTAGAAAGCAATAAAAGAATGAAGAAAATCTTAATGGAGCAAAGATTGGATTCTGTTGTAGATAGAATGCGTTCTGCATTTAAAGAAAAAGAAGTACAAAAAGTTATTAAAGATTTTCAATCAACTAAAGGGCTACTGAAAGCACTAGGTCCAAGTGACGGTTCAACTGTATCACAAATAGAAAAGTTAGCTAAAAGCAAATCTTTTGTAAAAGATGTAGATAAATTACCAGATCGTTCTGTAATAAAAATGTTTTACCAGCTTGGTGACATGATAAAAGATTTTTTAACTCCCGAAACTTTTAAAAGAGCAGGTTCAAAAGTTAGTCTTAATGTTATTAGTAAAGCTCAGGCATCTGACAAATTTAATATAGATCAACTTAAAACTACAAATGAAAAATTTCAAGACCTTATATCTAGAATGGCTCCAGCAACGGATACGTCTGACATTGGAGTAAGTGGTAAGCCAGATACCATTCTTTCAGAAGAAGCAGGAAGTCCTGATATGATTGGAGATACTAGTGACGTAAAGGCTCCACTTGTATCATATGGTGGTGATAAGATTGGTACAGCACCAGAACTTCAGCCTACGGACATAAATAATACTGAAAAAACTAAAAACACATTTAATCCAGAGGAACTAGCATTATTAGAAGGTATGTCTGAAACTATTAAACCTCCTGCTGGATCATCTCCTGATCTTAGTAGAAATAGAGAACCTCAAGAAAGATCTCAGATGACCACACCTCGTCCTACAGATGATGATTTTGAGTTTCCAGAAGGAGATAATTTTACACCTAATTATGCTATCGTAGACGGTACTCCTATGGAGGATGCTAATGAGTTAGGTTATGGTAGCACTTTAAAAAGATTAGACAGTAATATAGATCGTCTGAGAGAAAGATCTGAAACTGGAGATATGTTTGCCGATGAACCAATGCCTATGGGAGGTGAAGCAGATCCTAAAGTAGATGAACCAGATGATCCTACAGATCTTAGTTTCTTCCAGAGATTATTTTCAGGTGGGTTTGATTTTGATACAGGAAGAGATTCTGAATCAGAACTAAATATCGGTGCAGATTATTTCTATGATGAGCCTATGCCTATGGGAGGTGAAGCTGATCCTAGAGATGAGAGTGATGATGTAATAATGAATTTTAATGAGGGTGGTGAAGTTAAAGCAGACTTTGATGGTAAAGATGATGAAGAAGAACCAGCAGATCCACCACCATTAGCTAAACCTAAAGAAGTAGCAGATGACATACCTGCACTCTTGTCAGAAGGAGAATATGTACTACCTGCTAATGTAGTAAGATATCTAGGCGTAGAGCGCATCATAGATATGCATCGTAGAGTTCTAGCTGAGATACAGCAGATGGAAGATCTAGGCATGATCCAGAATGTAGATGAAAATGGTGAGCCTGAACAAGACGATACTGAGATGAAGTTTGCTGAAGGAGAAGAACCAGAAGAAGGTGTAACCAAAGGCACTATTATTATTGCATCAGCTAAACCAAAAGGTATGATGTGTCCAGAGCCATTAAGGTTTGCCCCTGGTGGTATTGGAACAAATGATAATGACACAGGAGCAGGAGATGTAGAAGATCCTGATACTCCTCCAGATGCAGGTCAAGATGATGAAGGAGATGAAGAAGGAGCCGATCCTGGTATACAAGATTTTGGAGGATTTGCAGGACCAGGAGAACTTGGATTTGAAGGTAGACAAGAAAAAGGTGGATTAACTGATACTGAAAAAGCAGGTATGCCTGATACTGAAAAAGCAGCGTTAGGATTAGATGAAGATGCTTCAAGAACTGAATTAGCATTTGCTAAGATTAAAAACCCAAACATAGTAGAAAGAATTGCATTTGGTTTGTATGGTCTTGCAAAAGGCCTTGGTGTTCCTGGCATAGATAATGATCCTAAAGATAGAGAAAAAGCAGAAGCAGAAGCAAGTAAACCTGGTGATTCAGATTTGACAGATGATATAGACTTTAAAGATCCTGAAGAAATAACAGATGATGAAATAAAAGTAGATCAGGTAATAGAGGATTTACGAACAAAGAATGTATACATTGAGGGAGTAGGTTATATCCCTCTTGCAAGTTTAATGTCACCCAGAGATGATATAGTAGTGTGACATTAGTATTGGCTACCTACTACCCTTCTCGCGGTGAGAAGCTACTAGTAGCCCCATAAGAAGAAAGTAAATAAAATGGAAGCAGTACAACAAGAAGTAAAAAATGCACCTATACGTTATAGTAAGAAAAGCATTGAAGATGAAGAAAGAGAAATTGAAGAACTAGAAGCTCAAAGATCTGGTCAAGAAGAAGAAGAATCAGATGAGAATCTAGGTGCTGAAGAGAAAACCTTTAAGAAAAGGTATGGTGATCTAAGAAGACACACTCAACAGCTACAAGAACAACATACAAATGATATAAGAAAGCTACAAGAACAGATTGAGAGCTTAACTAAGAAACAGGTAAAGCTACCAAAGTCTGATGAAGAATTAGAAGAGTGGTCTGAAAAGTATCCAGACGTTGCAAAGATAGTAGAAACTATTGCTACAAAGAAAGCACTAGAAGCTAGAGAGGATGTAGAGAAGCGACTTAAATACGTAGATGAACTACAAACTAAGGTTACTCTAGAAAAAGCTGAAGCTGAACTAGAGAAGTTACATCCAGACTTTGCAGAGATAAGGGCTGATGAAGCATTCCATCAATGGGTTGCAGATCAACCTAAGTGGATACAGTCAGCACTCTATGAAAATGACAATGACCCTAGAGCTGCAGCTAAAGCTATAGATCTGTATAAACTAGAAACAAAACAGACTAAGCCTAAGACTAATACAAAAGATGCAGCCAAGTCAGTAAAGAGATCATCCAGAGCAGAAGAACCCAAAACTCAAGATCGTAATGTATGGTCTGAGTCGCGTGTTAAGAGTCTTACTGCTAAAGAATGGGATAGATATGAAGAAGCTATCTCAGAATCAGTTGCAAATGGTACATTTGTTTATGATTTAACTGGAGCTGCAAGGTAAAAAAAGTCTTGACAAATTAATTAAAATGTGATATACTTTGTCACATTAATAAAAACTTAGCTTTTATGGCTAGTTTTTCGGAGCCTCTTAATAATAAGACTACCTCCTGTTTATGCTAACTGAAGAAGTTTCAACTACCTACTATCAATAGGCCAGGATTATCCTACACCCTAGAGATGTAGCCTTGAATTGTCAATAGTTGGCTCGTTTCGATAATAGCCGAAAGGAGATGACCAATGGCTTTTAAGACTGCTGCTGGTTACGGAAATCTACCTAATGGTAACTTCTCACCTGTTATTTACAGTAAGAAGGTACAGTCAGCTTTCCGTAAAACTAGTATCGTAGAGGATATTACCAACAGTGATTACTTTGGTGAGATCGCTAATTTTGGTGATACAGTACGTATCATTAAAGAACCTGAAATTACGGTTCAAGAATATGCAAGGGGTACGCAAGTAACTCCTCAAGACCTAACTGACGATGACTTCACACTTGTTGTCGATAAAGCTAACTACTTTGCTTTTAAGATCGATGACATTGAAGAAGCACATTCTCACGTAAACTTTGAATCAATGGCAAGTGATCGTGCAGGATATCGTTTAAAAGACCAATTTGACCAAGAAGTGCTAGGCTACTTGTCTGGTTTCAAACAATCTGCATTGAGTACTGTTGCAGATACAGCTAACGATGTTAAGTCTGGAACTGATCCTGTAGCTGCTGGTTCAGATGGTTTACTATCTAGCATGGAACTTACTCATGGGGATTTCGCATCAGGTGGTACTGCTGCTAACTCAATCGCCATGTCTGCATCCAATGCTTCTGCTGATGCTACACCATTAGCAATACTTAATCGTATGTCTAGACTTCTAGACCAACAAAACGTAGACCGTGATGGTCGATGGGTTGTTGTAGATCCAGTATTCGCAGAAGAGTTGAATGATGAAAACAGTAAGCTTCTAAACAATGATTTTGCTGGTGGACAAAATGCTGGTGACCTTCTAAGGAATGGTCGAGTAATTTCTGGCTTAATCAGAGGTTTTAGAGTTTATATGTCCAACAACCTTCCTTCCATAGGAACAGGTTCATCAACAATCGCAACTGGTGGTTCTCAATCTAACTTTGGTGTGGTTGTTGCAGGACACGACTCTGCTGTTGCTACAGCTTCTCAAGTAGAGAAGGTAGAAACCTATCGTGACAATGACAGCTTTGCTGACATAGTTCGCGGTATGCACTTGTATGGTCGCAAGATTCTTCGTCCTGAAGCTCTTGTTCGCGCCAAATACAACTTGTACTCGTAAGGGAGAATAGATCATGGCTACTTTTGATATGACATCTTCCGCTACAGGAGGCGTAAATGCTGACTCGATTGCAGCTCATAACTCTTCTGAGAAGATCGCGTACAGCATGGAAGCAGTACTAGACATTGCTTCGATTACAGGATACTCCTGCACTAACGGAGACATCTTTCAGTTGTTAGAAATTCCTGCAAACAGCGTAATACTTTCTGCTGGTTGTGAAATTCTAACTGCTTTTAATGGAACCTCACCAACTATTGATGTTGGTACAAATGCAGGTGATACTATAATTGATGGTGGTGATGCAGCAACTGTTGCTTATCCAGCAAAAGGTACTAATGGTGCTACATTAGGAACTTTTTCAGCTTTAGTAACAACTGCTGATACAATCGATGTTAAACTAATTGCATCATCTAATGATGTTACAAGTGGTAAACTTCGTGTATGGGCAGTAGTAGCTGATATTGCTGATAAGAGCGCAGCGGCAACTTCTGCAGCTAGGGATGCTTTAGCTTAATAGATTTTGGGGTGGTTCATATTTGGACTGCCCCATTTTCTCTCTTTTGGATTTAAAATGGCAACTAC